AGATAATACCATTAGTGCCGTCAATCTTTTCAGTGACAATACATTCCTTATGAAGACGGGGGATTTTAGCAAAAGGAACAAATTCAGGATAGTTTTCAGTCATCATAATCACTGAGGAAGATTGGAGATAAAGGATTGAAGGTCAGTAGGCATCGCATCAGCAGGAACTTCAATAGCACGATGCCGAATAATATCAGCAAGTGCTTTTTTATGTTCTGGTGCTGCCTTAATGTATTCAAACTGCATATTTTGCAGTTCTTGAACAGCACCAGTTCGGAATGACTTTGATTGCTCAAAGGTATTCCTCCGAACATTCTCAAACTTTGGAGCAAAGAATGAGGTGAAGATAAGGTCGTGATATGCAACTCCCCAAGTGACAGCACCTAGAGTAAGCACACCACCAACAATAGTAAGAAAAGATTTCATAATTAGTTAAATCGTTGTGCCCAGAGTGAATAAGAGTGGTTTTTCATGCGCTCAAGCATCTCATAACGTTTCAGACTCTCAGAATCTTCTGGCAAGTCATAAATGCACGGAATCGCAAGATCCATTCCATCAATAGCATGACACAGGATAGAATTCAGAAGATCGTGTTCATCAGCATTAAACTCCATTGTAACAGGAGTCGTATCATAATAACTCATTGTTGTGGGGGTGGTAGTGTTGGACTACTAAGTTCGACAGTTTGTTTTTGAATTTGAAACATGATACCATCCATGACTGTTGCAACACGACCGAATCCGATGGTTGCAACAATAATGCCAAAGATCATACCAGAAATAAAGTTGACCATGACATCATTCTTCAGGAAAGAGTTTCCAAATATCAGAGTGAATGCCAAGTTCTTCACAACGCACCTCATAAGCAATACGTTGCAGGAGTTGAAGAGACATACCTTCAACCGATTTCTGAATGGAGCGACGGATCTGAACGTCTTGAGTAGTGTCAGTGACCATGAGAGGTGTGCTGTGTTGACTCTCTTATTATAAGGGCACTGGAGGCGATTCTGGAGGGGACTGTGACAGTTCTTAAAGTGTCACTTCTTTGGTTGCGTCTTGGTTCTTCTTCCCTTACCTTTTGCTCTGAGTGTCGGAGATGGATTGCGATCAATGGACTTATTAGCGGTATCTTTATCCATCATTACATAAGATCCTTGTGCTTGACCTTCTCTTGGAGTAAATCCTCCATGAGCATTCGGAACTCTTACCACTTTTTCTCCTTTCTTGAATGCAGATCGTGCCTGATCAACTGAACTGGTTGGTTTACCTTTATCTGCTGCAAGATCTTCTTTGGATGATGATGCAACCCAATTTCTAATATTCTTACCAAAATCTCTAGGTGAATCCGTGCTTGTCATTTTTGGATTCACAATTTTTAGATTGACTCTGGATGAACCATAATCAGATCCAACTCTGGATGATGGTGTCGTATAAACAATTCCTTTACGATCATCAGGATGATATGTTCCTGTTGAAGGCGAATCTTTGAAACCTGATCTCATAATCTCATCTTTATTTGATGCAGAAGTATAATGTGCTGTGCGAAGAACTTTCATTCTTTTCGCTTCTTCAAGAAATTCGGAAAAGGTTTTCATTGATCTTTTTAAAAATTATTTATCTTCCAGGACGATCCAGATTGAGCATATAACTAAGTTTTGCTAAATCTCTATCTGCTGCTTTGACAGCGGCAGGTCTACGACGCTCTTTACGCTCTTGTTCAAATTCTTTTTGTTTGCCAAGATCTTCCTTAATCGCTTCTGATGATTTAATTGGAGATCCTTCACTTTCAGATACAAATTGTTTGAAGGTCTTCATTTTTTATTTTTATTTAGACCATGCTTTCTCCATCGTAAAGTTAGCATGACTGAAGAACTCACGGTTCACCAGTTTATATGTGCCATACTGATTGGTCATCACATAACCCTCTGCATCAATACGATTCTGTTCAATATAAGCAGTAGGACCATCATTACGACACAGAAACAGACAATCTTCCTTGATAGATTTAATCAGTTTATACAGTCGAATCAAATTTGAATCACAATCAAAGGCATCATCCTCAATCTCACGCTGCTCACGAATACAAGCGTTGATCGCTTTCTTAACTTCAGTAAGTTGTTTCTTTGATGAAATAAATGTGCATGTCGTTGCCATTTGACTGGCAAAGTCACAGATTTCTTCTACATCTTCAAAGAACTCCTGATTGTGAATGATGTATGCTTCAGGTTTTACAAATTTCACATACAAATCATCATACACATCATAATGATCTGAAATAGGATGCGCCACAGCATCACGCAGATCATTCTCAGCAAAGTAACATGTATGAGGTGCAATAATCAGACGTTGGAATACTACTTCAGGAAACTGATAAGTAATGGTATTAGGAGTATATTCACTATCTCCACCAAAACCAATGAAATCACCTTGAAAGATACCTTCGGTGCGTGGAAGATAGTCAAGACAATCATGAAGAATGTTTGCCACATTCCCTTCATAAAATTGATCAATCTCATCATGTGAATGTGCGATGCGAATCTTAACTTTGTTGAACACTGCTTTGGTCCCAACAAAGAACTGGTTATTTGCAGGATTAGTTCCCCAGACAATCGCAGGAGCACCATCCATTTTCACAGACAGTTTTCCAGGAGTTACAAACCAATCCAGCACTGACAGGTCACCAGTCAGGATGCTGTCTTCTGGATGCTCAATGTGAAGGTTTTGCATGAGTGGTGTTTTGTGAATGATCGTAGTATAAACCAAAAAAGGGGTCATAGACCCCCTCATGTGCCAGTTCAGAAACTGTCCACTAATGCTGGACAATTGCCAAAATAATGCCAAAGATAATCCCAGTAGCAAATAGTTTCATTTCAAAAGATCGGAACAATTTCGACATTAGTAAATCCCTCTTGAGTAACATGTTTTTCCCAGAATGAAGCATCTTCAATTTTATAGAACGTTGCTATTTGTTTTGATTGACTTTTTTTCTTTTTTCTGGTGTAAATCACTTGGTATTTCATTATGAATGTAGATTTTAATTGGTTGATTATCATTCCAATGTCGCCAAACACCAGCAACGATAAAAGTATTTGTGATGAGATAGGTGAGAAAAATAAAAGTTCGAATCAATGCAATTCGATCAGACTCTTTATCGCACTTGGATGCTTTCTTACCTAATGCTTTTGACCACCACCTCCAGGCATTTTTTTGTTTCATTTATCAGATTGTTTGGCAAATTTTACATCTTTCCATTGTGATTGATACACAAGTAAACAGACATCCTTTGACCTATGCTCCAATCTTCTTACACAGACGGTAATATACTGATCGCAGATGAAATCAACAACACCAACATGGTCTTTGTATCTAACTTCTAAACCTTGATAGAAAGTTATCATAGAAATGCAGATTCAAGAGGAGTTTGTTTAAGTTGTATTGCCGAATATGGAGTTGTGTTCTCTATATCCACTTGCTTACCGATGGTCTTTGCATTGATTGGTGCATGATAGACTCGCTTCTTTGGTTTGTAGAATCCCCAGACGGTTTTGGTGCAAGCACCAAGATTATAATCAAATTTCCTACTGCAAGACAACATAATGCGAACAGTAGAGGTATTCCAAGTTTCGAACTCATAACTATAATCCTTTGGTGCTTTGTGAGGGAATTCATTCAGCATCAGGCACAGCACGAAGATAATTGGGATTATATCCTTCTGCAATATAATACTGCAGTAGATCATTACACTGCTCCTTTGTCAATTTGGATGCAGTCTCATCAATAAGTGTCCATCCAGCAGTATACAATTCTTCAATACGATAAAGTTGTGTCATGTGGTAAATGCCTCCAAAATTCCTGATTCATATTCATCAACTAGTGCAAATTTTTGTGCGTTGATGATTCGTTCCATAATACGATTTTGATACCGTTCGTCAAATGATTCTTCATCCGAAAGAAGTTGAAATGCTTCGCCATCTGAGTCGGCAATCAAATTGACTAGTCCACCATATTCGGAAGAAGGAAACGGAACCCAATAATCAATAATGTAAAGATACTTCATTTCCTGTGATTAATTACTCCTAGATTTTAGTAGAATTTTTCAGATTTGTCAACTGCCTATTCAGTTCTGTGTGAATTGGCACTAAAAAGGTATTGAAATAGTTTTCATACTCATTGCCTTTCATTAGTTTGCTTATACCTTCAACTTGTTGTAGTGCAAAGAGAAGTTTACTTATTTGATTCACATAAACTCCATCATATAGTAATCACAAGTTACTTCGTATTTTGAGGCAAGTTGTTCAATTTGTTCTTCCCGAATCTTAAGTGCTTCAGCACGATGATTCTCATAAACCTTACGTCCTTCGTAGTAAAGTTCTTCTGTCTCAAAGTGTTTCATAAAATCGTCAAATGCCTCAATGAATGATTGTAAGTCTTCGTTGTTCATGTGTTAAATCCAAATCCAGTAGGAGGTCGATGTGGTGGTGTTGGTTGAACCTCATAAGCAGGTTCAACATAATTGATCTTGACTTCTTTGAAGAGATCGTTCAGAATCTCATCACACACCTGATAGTGATTACTATTCAGTGGCACACGATTCATTTGATAATACCTGACGGCATTATAAATCAGTTTCTTTTGTTCGAGTGTGAATTCCATTTGCAATCAGAATTTGTAGGGTTTTCAGAGCAATACAATTTATGGATATGTGCCTCTTGTTGTTTCTGCCTATACTCATCATGATGACGAGCATAAGTCACATACAGAAGCAGAGCAATCACAGCAAGATAGATTTGAGTGGTTTTCATAATGTCTCATGATTACCTTGTAATTATACCACCCTTAGCAAGCGATTGGGAAAGCACTGTGCCACTTCTTGTGTTGGCACAGGGAGTTTGTCGCACATATACTCCAGATATAGTGTGACTTCCTGTTCCCTTGCCTCTATTTCGTGTGGTTGATCTTCATAGTCAAGTTCTTCTACATTGATAGAATTATAATACCTCTTACCACGCTTTGCACGAAGAGATCCAGTCACCCATTGACGTAAATGCACCAACTCATGCAACAGAGTCTTAATATACAATTCCCCATCCATATGAGTATGCAATTCAATTAGAAATTCACGGGGGCGATAGGATTCTCCAGTATAATCACACCAACCAAATACACCCTCACGCTTCAATCCACGATGCATAATCTCAACATAAATCTGATGGCGTGGCAGAAACTTATTCAGAAACCAAATGGTAACATCCTCACAGATCCGCTTGTGATAACCATATCCACTAATTTCAATGAAAGATTGCATAACCAGTGAAGAAACCAAACAAAGGATGAGATGAAAATCAGTTTATCAGTAGAAGTCATAATCACCTTGCATAGAGATAACCACCTGCCCAGTCGGCATTCTGAAGCAACCATTCACGTTGCTCAATGATGCGAAGATCATAGCGAACACCCTTGGCAGGTGCCTTAACACTGGCAGGTTTGTAAACTTCACCAGTTTTCTTATCAATGAAAGCATGAATGCTGTCACGACGACCATTAATGCACATAAAAATTTTGTGATACTTACGACCAGAAGAATTCAGTTCGTAACCATAACCATCAGGAGCATCTTGAATGAGAGCATCACACAACATCAGACCATACTTAACAATATTCAACTGAATGGTGTTACGGGCGGTTTGCTGGGCAGCATAGTCGGCAAAGGTGGTGGTCATAAGAGTGTCCTCTTGATTACCTGCATATTATAATGGGTCCCCAGCAACCTGAGAACCCCCCATGTGCCAGTTCAGAAACTGTCCTCAGTCTTCATAAACCCTACATTCACGAGCATTAGGATTTGCATCACAATAAAGTTCTAGTGGTGTTGGATCGTGATCATCTTCAGGATGATTTTCTTTATATTTTTGAAGAGCATCAAGTTCACCTTCAAGATGTCTACGTGATTGTGGAGAAATTGTTGGATCTCCTAGAATACTTATATCTTTTTGAATGTGTTGTTGGATATTATCCATAGTTCTACAAATTTGTCGAGATTATTTATTTGAAAACAAAAAATTATGAATGTATTCTTCTGCAAATTGCTTATCAAAGTATGACTTTAAAATGCCAAATGCAGGATCATTTGTTGTCATACATTCATTATATTTCATATGGATATTTTGATGTGATTGCGTTACCTTTTGAGAACTCAACAAACATTTTTGATATTGATGCAGAAAACATTTTACCATAATTTGATATTCATTATAAAAATCTTCTTGTCTTTTGTGCAACCACAATTTTGGTGAGAAGAATTGGTCTAGATCATAAAAACAACTCTCATCCACACTTTTATCTGGAAACATCTCTAAAAAAGTGAGATATTCCATACTTTTAGAAATGGGATGAAAGTCAATGGCACCAAAATACTTTTTATTTCCAATTTTTAAGTATTCTGTCCCAAATATTGGTGTTTCATAGCAAAAATTGGGATAGATGACTAAACTTTCAGCATAAAACTTGTTAGAAACTTGCAATTCACACAATCTAATTCTACGACAAAATTTTGTTTTCCAGAGATAAGATGATAAAGTTGCTTCACCTTTTTGAATTGAATTTGAAAATTGAACTGGAAGATTTGATTGTTTTAGATCAAAAAATTCACTCAAAATTTGTTTTAATGATGTAAATTCATTCACTTAATGAACTACCTCTCCAATTTTTTGGTGCTTGTCCATCACATTTTCCTTCAAGTGAGCGAACAAGTAATTCAGTAAATTTTTCCATTTTTTGGGGGCAAACTGTTCCAGGATACTCATTAATTGCATTTTTTAAGGCGACAAGTTCATCCCATTCTTCTGTTGTAAGATATTCTGTGCCTGTTCTGGATAAAGTCATGATTGCCAAATGTGATTGTGTTGATTTTAACACTTATCTTCATTATTATGTAGAAACTTAATGATGTCTTCAGATTTCGGTAAAGTTTTTTGACTCTCGTTCTTGGTATTCAGTCCACAGTGCATTATGAACTGTCATAAGTTCAGTAATCCAAAAACCAGCAGGATAAATGCCCAATTCACTCATCAAACCTCTATGAGAAGTTCTTTCACTTTCTGCTTTACACATAATGTAGCAGATTGCCTGAACCATATCATACTTATCCTCTTCGGAAAGCATATGATACTTTCCTACTGCCTTTTGAACTGATGCTTCTGATGCTTCTTGTAGTTGTTTATGTGCATCAGAATCCCACCAGTCTTGCAGTGCTTTACCAAACTCATTAGGTTTGTTTGTTTCTTCAGTCATTGTTAAAAAACATCCCAAAGTCACCGCTACTTCCTGGTTTACGACCCTCCAATTTATCCAACAAAGAATCAGTGCTCATTACAGATTCAATACGGGAAATCAAATCAGCAATCACACTACAAACCATTGGTCGTTCAGTTCTTGCCGCATAAGAGAGTGCATTTCTTAAACTTGCTTCTGCTTCTTTCAGTGATTCTTCTACCTGTGTTCCTAATGCCATCAGCATTCCTCCATTCCAAGCGGTTTAGTTACTTTAATCATTTTAAACGATCCATCACCTTGATCAACCCACTGAACTTGATCTCCTTCTTTGAGATTTGCTGCTTCCAACAAATCATCAGGGAAACTGATAAAGTATTCTATTTCATCGGTATCTACATCTTTAGTTTCTTCTACAGGAAGAACCCATTTATTCACCTTATCTTTTGGTTTTTGCCAAAAACCATCCTCTTTAAAGTATCCCTTAGAAATAAGTTCTTCTTCTTCGGCAGCGGCAGTCATTGCATCCAGTTCTTCATCAGTATATTGTTGATGTTCTTCTGGATAGTAGTTTTCTTCCCAAAAATCACTCCAAGATTTTTCACACTGGGGAGTTCTGTCATTACCGTCGCATGTGAATGCAATTTTTCCATCTTTATTCACAGGAATATCAAGTTTTGCTACTGGTTTATTACGATTATAGTCATAATAAAATTCAGAATGTTCTTGGGCAAGATTTACGTGCCCTACACCATTACCATTCAACAGAGCAAGAAGTTCATATGCTTCTGATGCTGAATTCTTGTAGGTATAATAGTTGTCCTCAACAACACCTCTAATAGTATCATATATTTCTTGTGGTGTTGCACCAGAACTCATCGCATCATACAGAAAGTTCTCAACTTGTCCAAGTGAGTATTTTTTGTAGTCAGTCATGATTTTGAAGTTCCTCTTTGATTGCTTGCTCCATAATAATCTGAATCTCCTTGGATGTCAAGCCATTCAACCAGGACCACTTTGGGTCTTGTTTGTCCCATTCCATTTGGTAAGTTCCATCAGCATTCTCAATAATCTTAAGAGAGTCTTCCATCACATATCTACTTCAGTATCATTTACCCAAGTTTTCTTTTCAACTTTGCGAAGTTGTTTAAGTTCTTTGTATTCTTCTTTAATCATCTGGTATGCTTCTTCGGGAGAAATCTTATCAGATACTTCCATTCCAGCAATCAGACCCACTTTATCACCAAAACGTGCCAAAGCACGTTCAAACGCTGTTAAATCTTCATACATTACTCATCAACTCCATAATTGGTTAAATTATAAGTCACTGGATGAATATTGTCAATCTTTGCATGTAGTCTGTTTTCAACCTCATACAAACAATTGGTGAGTTCCACATTTTCTGCTTCCAGTTTTAAAACTCTCAATTCCAAATCAGAAATTCTATCAAGAAGACTGATATCAACATCTTCCACATCATAATCTTCAACAACTCTATTAAACCAGTTAAACATTATAGTATCCCTATTTCTATAAGGTATGCTCGGTATCTCATAAAACCACCAATACTTACTGGTCTATTTAAGCTTTCACAACACCTACAGTATGATAGAAACTCATACCAAGGCGCAGTAGGGTCAGTGTCGCTCATACTTATAACCAATAGTATAGTCTTTCTTTTTAAGATTGTATCGTGTAATGTGCTTCTTCATGTGGTCTTCCGATTGAAAGTAACACTTGCGAGTCTCTTTACCATCCTTGCCATCCTTATGCATCAACTTCCAAGGAAACTGATCGTAGGGAAACTCTTCTTCTTTAGGCATTAGTCTGTTCCTCCATAAAGTTTTGATTCAGAAGCATGATAACCCATCTCAAATGCGGTTCGTAACCATTTTACCATACTTTTGTTGTCTTTGCTTGCCTTTGCATAATCAAAGTCATCCCAGAACCTTTCATAACGGAAAGAAAATCCTTCCATCTCCTCAAACCAAGCATCAAACTGCTTCTTAATCTCAATACGACGATTATTTCGTTCTTCTAGGTATTCAAGTTTATCCGGTGCAGGTGCTTCACCTAACCAATCTTCCAATCCATCAGCATTAATTGTGTCACTCATCATCTTCCTCTGCCCATTCTTCCAATTCTTTCATAACATCTTCCATAGGATATGTCTTAACTTTACCAGTATCAATATCATCTACCATCTGCAATAGATACTCAAGGAATTCTTTGGGATAAACCTCATCTTCTCCAAGAGTTACCCAGAACCATTCAATACATTCTGCTTCTGGGTCTTCTGCTGTTCTGGGTAAAGCATAATCTTTATAGTTACTACCCATCAGGTCTGCCCAGATACGAAATGCTCCACGAATGCTCTGCCATCCAGTCATCCAGCAATGGCCGATATAATATTCCCACCAGTTGAGTGTGGTTTTCTTTTTGTCTGTTGCTAATACTGGTTTAGAAATCATAGTTGCTCCACATAAACATCACTAATGGTAATGGATTTACACTTATAATAAGTTGTAAGTTGAGAAGCACTCATCTCACTTTCAACTAAAATTTGAATACTCACAGTTGCATCATCTACAAGACTTGAAAGAACTACACCATACTTATTCATCAGTGCTCCACCATACCTTCCAAGTATCCAATTATATCATCCATACGAGCATCCGTCAAGTGAGCACCAGGACAATATCCCAAGTGTTTATTATGAGAGTTTACCCAGTGTATCATAAGTTCTTTATCACCACCCACAAGAATGTGAAGGTAAGAAAACATTTCTAACATTTTTAGTGGTTCAATATCACCCAAAGGCATATGAAGAGCATTTGCAGCTTTGGTTGCTGTTTGTTTTAGAAACTCTTCGTCAGTCATAATATAAAAATCAGTGTTTACTGTTCTTGTTTACCGTGTACTCTCTCAACTGCTTTTGCTCCAATTCCACCTTGAGAATTGAGAACTGCCATTACCTCACTTCTAGACAATTTTTTCTTTGGATCCATTGCCTTTGCTTGTATATTAGCAATCTTCTTCTTCTTTGCTTCTTCTAAAAACTGCTTGAAGTTAATCATGAGGTTTTTTAGATATTTATTCATAATGCCTCCACTTCATCAGCAATTTCACGCAACTTATCTATAGGACATTCCAACTCTCCCAAGTCAGTGCATAACCTATCTGCTACCTCCCTAATCACACAGGCAACAACTTTCTTCCTGTCTTCACTTTGAGGACGGAGAGTAAGTTCAAGAGTAGCATTCACGATTTGTTCTGCTCTAATAGTCATTTTCTTTATTTCAAGTTTGGTTTCAGGGCATTTAGTTCCATGAGTTGTTGGGAAAGGTATGCGAAAGCTTTCTTCACCACCTTTAAAGAAAATCATATCAGTCATCGTAGTTGCTTGTTAAGTGTATTAATACAATCATTCCACCCAGCACGATATCCATTCAAATCTTCATCATGCTCCATCTCATTAGGCAACCAACACCTCACGGAATCCACAATCTCATCACACATATCAATAGAGTATTCAAGTCCGTGTCTCACAACATCATAAAGAGTTGCTTGTTCTGGTTCTTCTTCTACTACCTTCTCCTCATAAGCAAAATGATAACCTGCTCGGAAACCTTTCCACCTCATCTCATCATACTCAGAATCAGTTTCCAATTCAGGATATTGCCCCCACCAATCTTTGTATGCTTCTTCTACTGGTGATTTGTGGTTCTCCATTTCTTTGAGTAGTTCCAGTTTTGCTTGAAGGACTTTGATTTCTCCTTCTGTTTTTTCAATTTCAGTCATCGTAGTTTCTCCTTCATTTTTTGTATTGCATCATTAAAACCATCTACAAGAAGTTCTACATCAACATTTTGACTTCCTTCTGCAGATTGTTCTTTCGGCAACCATCTCTCCACCAAATCTACAATCTCATCACAACAATCAATAGAATATCCAAGTTCATTTCTTACCATATTCCAAAGTTTTTGAGATTTATATTTTTCTAACAACCTATCAATAACATCATCCATAGGTTTTGGTTCTTCTTGTTGAAACATAGTGTATAAAAATACTTTAATTGTTCTACCGTCGTCCTGCAAACTTACCTTAACATTAGA